CCATAAACCTAGGAGTTATCAAGTAGAGGGAGTATACGACGCTCTAAGACATAATAGAAAGTTGTTGATATCCCCAACTGCTTCGGGTAAATCGTTGATGATTTATTCGATTGTTCGATATTTCGTTGAACGGAAACAAAGTATTCTGATAGTTGTTCCGACGACTTCCCTAGTAGAGCAGATGTATAAAGATTTTGCAGACTATGGCTGGGACGTAGGTTCATGGTGCCACAAGATATACGCAGGTAAAGAAAGAGAGACAAACTCTCAAGTCATTATTACTACTTGGCAATCAATTTACAAACTCCCCAGGAAATATTTTGAGAGATTCTCTGTGGTTATTGGGGATGAAGCTCACCAGTTCAAAAGTAAATCACTTATATCTATAATGACAAAATTACACCAAGCCAAATATAGGTTTGGATTTACTGGTACATTAGATGGATCTCAAACACATAAGTGGGTATTAGAAGGTTTATTTGGTCCATCATATAAAATTATTAAGACAAATGAATTAATGAAGAAGGGTCATGTTGCTACATTAGATATTAATGTGCTTCTATTGAAACACCCACCGAATAAATTTGAAAACTTTGAAGAAGAAGTTCAATATATTATTACTCATGGACAAAGAAATAATTTTATTAAAAACCTTGCTCTTGACCTTAAAGGTAATACATTAATACTATTTGCCAGAGTAGAAGGTCATGGAGAGCCATTATATGAACTGATAAATAGTAATAAGAAAAATAATCGTCATGTATTTTTTGTACATGGTGGTGTAGCAACAGAAGATCGGGAGAACGTCCGTGACATTACAGAAAGAGAAAATGACGCAATTATTATTGCTTCCTATGGCACTTTTAGTACTGGGATTAACATTAAGCGGTTGCACAACGTCATCTTCGCAAGCCCCAGCAAGTCCAGAATTAGAAATCTCCAATCCATTGGCAGAGTCCTTAGAAAAGGAGACGGGAAAATAAAGGCTACTTTATATGACATTGCCGATGACATTAGTTATAAGGCAAGAAGAAACTACACCTTAAATCACTTAATTGAAAGAATCAAAATCTACAATGAAGAAAATTTCAACTATGATATTGTAAACATACCGCTTAAGAAATAATGGGAGATGATTTTTACGCAGCAATAAAACTAATATCTGGCGAAGAAATAGTTGCTTCGGTATCTATCGATGAAACTAATGAAGAGCATGTTATAATAGCACATAGCCCAGTGGTTATGAAGATGTTACACGGGGGTGCTTATGTAAAGATTCAACCTTGGATGGAGTTGGCAGATGATGATATGTTTATCTTTACTATGGATAAAATAATTACAATTACTGAAGTTAAAGATAAAAAAGTTATTACAATATATGAAAAATTTATGAAAGATGATGCTACTGGATCATTAGATATTAATCAGCTACAAGGAAATATAGAAGTTAAACCTACTAATAAAATGGGATACATCTCCACAGTAGAAGATGCCCGTAAGTATCTTGAAGATCTCTTTAAGAAACCTTTTAATACTAATAAAGAAAGCTAGATATTTCCCATCAACCCTGACAGAGTTATTCTACTGGTATAAATGGAACTTGTCAAGTGTGAGATAATTTGTTATAATATTTACATGTTAAGACGGGAACAACAATGTTATGCCTAAAAAGAAATCGGAACATTATGTAAATAACAAAGAACTGCTGGAAGCACTTATTGTCTATCGTGAGAAGGTTGCACATGCGAAAGAGAATGATCTTCCAAAGCCAAGGATTACAAACTATCTTGGATCTTGTTTTTTAAAGATTGCTACACATCTATCATACAAACCTAATTTTGTGAATTATATGTTTAGGGATGATATGATATCGGACGGTATTGAAAATTGTGTACAATACATCCACAACTTCGATCCAGAGAAGTCTAGAAACCCATTTGCATACTTTACTCAAATTATTCATTACGCCTTTCTGAGACGGATTCAGAAGGAGAAGAAGCAGTTAGATATTAAAACAAAAATCATTGAAAGAACAGGATTCGACGAAGTTATGATGGTTGATGATAATCAACTTGCTGGTTCTAGTTCTGATTATAATACAATTAAAGATAATATCGTTTATAAGTCTAATAGATGAAGATAGCGATTATTACAGACACTCATTTTGGTGCTAGGAAAGGATCTAAGCATCTTCATGACTATTTTGAATTGTTCTATAAGAATATCTTCTTTCCGTCTTTAGAAGAGCATGAGATAGACACAGTAGTTCATATGGGTGATATATTTGATAGTCGTAAGTCTATGGATTATCAGAGTCTTGATTGGGCAAATAAGGTTGTATTTGATCCACTTAAAAAATATAAGGTTCATGCAATTACTGGTAATCATGATTGTTATTATAAAAATACCAATGATATTAATTCACCAGAACTTTTATTAACAGATTATCCTAATATTAAGACTTACTCAACTGCAAAGGAAATTAAGTTAGGAAAATTAAAGGTTCTTCTTTTACCTTGGATTAATTCTGAAAATTATAGTGAAAGTAAAAAGATAATAGAAAAGACCACCAGTAGAGTTGTGATGGGTCATCTTGAACTTAATGGATTCAGGGCAACTCGTGGACATATGATGGAAACTGGAATGGATATTAATATCTTTGATAAGTTTGAAAAGGTATTCTCAGGGCATTTTCATACACGTTCAGAGAATGGTAAAATATTTTATTTGGGTAATCCTTATGAGATGTTTTGGAACGATGTGAACGATCCTAGGGGGTTTACTATCTTTGATACGGAGACCCTCACTCATACTCCAATTGATAATCCATATAAATTATTCTATAACATATATTATGAAGATACTAATTATAAACTCTTTAATGCCACTGAATATGAAAATAAAATTGTAAAAATTATTGTTCGTAAGAAATCTAAACCAAAAGATTTTGATAAGTTTATTGATAAACTTTATTCTGTGGGTGTTCAAGATTTAAAGATTATTGAAAATTTTGACATTCAAGAGAATGAAGATTTTGATATAGATGAAGATGAAAATACATTATCAATTCTGAATCGTTATATTGATGAATCTGAATTTGAATATGATAAGAATATTATAAAAGGTATCTTCCAAGATCTTTATAAACAGGCTTGCGAGGTAGAATAGTGTTTCTTTTGACACTTCAAGAAAGAAAAGATGATGGTGCGTATGCTGTACAGGATGAGTATGGTGATAAAGTTCTGTTTCTTTTTGAGAAAGAGGATGATGCTGAGAGATATGCTTTAATGTTAGAGGATGATGCTTTAGATAATAAACCAATGGCAGTTGTAGAAGTGGATGCAGCACTTGCAATTAAGACGTGTAAGATGTATAATTACAAATATACAGTGATTACTCCTGACGACATCGTAATACCTCCAAAGAATGATAACTTTTCAGAAGATTAGATGGAAGAATTTCTTAAGTACTGGTCAGCACTGGACAGAAATTGATTTTCAAAAAAATAAGACCAATCTTGTAATAGGTACAAATGGTGCAGGAAAATCCACAATGTTGGATGCACTAACTTTTAGTTTATTTAATAAAGCATTTAGAAAAATAAACAAGAGTCAATTAATCAATACAACTAATGAAAGGGATTGTTTAGTTGAGATTAATTTTACTGTTAATAATAAGGATTATCTTGTACGAAGGGGGATAAAACCAAATATATTTGATATAGAAGTTAATGGTAATCCATTACATAAAGAATCTGATGATCGTCTTAATCAGAAGTTATTAGAAGAAAATATTTTAAAAGTAAATTATAAATCTTTTACTCAAATTGTAATTTTGGGTAGTAGTACCTTTGTTCCCTTTATGCAATTAACTGGTGCTAATCGTAGAGATGTTATTGAAGATCTTTTGGATATTCGTATCTTTTCTGCTATGAATACTTTGATTAAGGATAAGATTCGTTTAGAAAAGGAAAAGGTAAGATCTTTGGATCTTAAAAAGCAGAATATAAAAGATAAGGCTAAGATGCAAGTAAATTTTATTAAAGAATTGGAGGATCAAGGAAAGACTAATATTGACACAACAAATGATAAAATCAAGGTATTATCCATTGAGGTTGATTCTCATATGGAACATAATAACCTTATAGAAGCTAATATTTCAGACCTTATTAAGGAGCAAGAAGATGTCACTGGTGCGTCAGAAAAGTTAGTGAAACTTAATAATATGAAGGGTAAAATTACTCAAAAAGTAGCAACAATTACTAAGGAACATAAGTTTTTCACAGATAATAAGGTTTGTCCTACCTGTACTCAGGATATAGAAGAATCGTTTCGTGTAAATAGAATTGCTGACGTTCAAA